GAGCATTAAACTCATCTTCATTGTTAATTATATTATATATGAAATCTCTTTCTTTTTCAAGTTTTGACTTTTCAGATTTTAACTTTTCAACTTCGAGGTGCGCCAAGCGAGCAAGTTTCATATCAAGAATTGCTTTTGTCTGTGCTTCATCGAGGCTGTAATTTTTCATCAGCTGCTCGCGCGCCTTCGACGTAGATTCGGAGTTTTTAATTGTGCGAACGACTTCGTCGATGTTGGCGAGACAGATGAGTAGACCTTCTATAATGTGAAGTCGGTCTTCAATTTTCTTTAAGTCAAACTCATATCCTCTACGATAAACTTCTTTCTCATGGTCAATATGTGCTTGAAGCATTTCTTTCCAAGTAAATACTTTTGGAAAGCGACCGTGGTCTAGCATTGTAAAGTTAATTGAATAATGAGATTGAAGTGAAGTATTTTTATAAAGATATTTTAATACTTTGCTTGGATTTACATTTTTCCCTAAATATATTTTAATAAGTGGGGTTTTTCCAGTTAAATCTACTACTGCTTTTTCACCATTCTTTGCTCCAGGTCTATCAATACCGGGATTTTCATCACTTTCAATAATAGCTTCGATTTCCTTACAAATTGTATTTGTATAAACTCCATATGGTATCTCCGTTACAACGAAACAGTTTTCTTTTTTATCAAAATCTACTACGCTACGCAATTTACAAGCAAAACCAGTACCTTTCTTCATTGACGCTTTAACATCAGCTTCGTTTAATAAGATAGCGCCGGTGGCAAAGTCGGGCGCGATATAGATTTCTTCAAAGTCGCAGTCTGGATGGAGCAGAAGATGTTCGAGTGCCTTGTTCATTTCACACAGGTTATACTGTGGAATTGATGAAGCCATACCAATACCAATTCCCATCGTACCGTTGCAGATATTGTAGTATCCCTTGCTTGGAAGTACGGCTGGATATTGTTTCGTATTATCGTAACTATCGCGCCACTCTTCAATTGTATCTTTATCTATATCAGTAAATAATATGTTTGAAAATTTTGATAATCTACTCTCTGTATAACGCATAGCGGCCCAGTTACCAGATTCGATAAGTGAACCTGCATTACCTTTTACATCTACAAGTGGATAACGCATTGCAAAAGGTTGACCTGCGCGCATTATAACTCCTTCGCATGAACTGTCACCATGGATATAGAAGTCTGCCATCGCCATACCAACAGCATTGGCGGTTTTCTTATATGGTTTATCATGGGTAAGTTTGCGAAGAAGCATTGAGTAGAATATCTGACGTGCGGATGGTTTGAGGCCATCGCGCACATCAACAAGGGCACGATTTTGAAGTACCGCGCCGCTGTATTGTATCATTGATTCTTCTATTATTGGTTTTAAATTACTCATTTATTTCCTCTTAAGCTATTTTAATTAAATCTTCTACTCCACAGTTTAGAGCTGTGCAAATTTTACTTATATTTTTTAAAGGTAAATTTTTGGTTTTTCCATTACACATATCATTAATTGTAGCGGAGCGTATACCAGTAATATCACTTAATTTATTTTGAGACATTCCTTTCATAAATAATAATCTTTTTAAATCGCAATAAGCTGTTGCAGTATTTTGGATAAGTCCTTCATTAGATTCTATAGTAAAAAGCCGCCACTGTATTTTAGTTTCATCGATAGTAAACATTAAATTAGTGACATCATATTTCTTCTTGTTTTTAATAGGATTATATTTACGAATTAAAGCCATTTCTGCAATATCTAAATCATAATTGCTTTCTATTTCAGCATAATATATTTGTCCATTAAAATAAGATAAATCTGTTGACTGATGTTCTATAATACGATATTTAATTGGTCTAGTTGTTTTTCCTATATATTCAATAGAACCATCCATATTTATATATTTGTAAAGATATCCCATTATTCCCTCACTTTCGAGAAATCTACTTTCTTCATTATAAAGTTTCTTCTAGGTTCTACATCTTCACCCATTAAATCATAGAGTAAATCAACTGCTCTATCATCATATTCCATAACTTCCATTCTCTGATATTCTTCAGTAAACATGGATGCTTGTGCAGTTTCGGCTGGAAGCTCACCAAGACCTTTGGCTCTTGTAACTTCGCCTTTTATTTTATTTCTTACCTTATTAAATTCATCGTCGGTAAAATAGTAACTTTCTTTGCCTTTGTTCTCAACAATGTAGAGTGGTGAACGTAGCCAACAAAGTCTACCTTCACGAATAAATTCTGGTGCTAAATACTGTAATGCCGCCATTATAAGTAGACCGATATGGGCGCCGTCGCTATCAGCATCAGTACAGATGGCAATACGTCCATAACGTAATTTTGATGGGTTGTATTTGCCAGGAATGATATTCATTGCACTCAGAAGAAGTTTGATTTCTTCATTATTATAAATCTTTTCTTCTGGGTTAGAAAGACAATTAATAATCTTTCCTCTTATAGCAAGAATTCCATATTTAGTATAATCACGAGCCTGCGCCATACCACCCATAGCAGAATTACCTTCTACGATTAGAAGTGTTGAGTTCTGCCCAAGAAATTCCGCATCTTTCAACTTATCCGAAGCAAAAACCTTTTTCTTCTGATTCTTTTCAATTTCCTTTGATGCTTCGAGAACCTGCTTGCGCGCCCTCTCTGCAGCGCGTTCCGCTTTAAGTTCTTTTGTAAGCAAATCTACTATTTGGTCAAACTCATTTGGATACCGGCGCGCAAAGTCATCTAGCATTTGCGTAGTACACCTTTGCGCCAATCCTCTTAGATTTGGATTTGTAATGCGACTCTTTGTTTGTCCATCATAAATTGGGTCTTTAAGATTAACTGAACAAATATAAATTAGTCCCGCGCGAGCAATATCTCCGCTCCCAATGTCTTTGACTTTCTTTTTAAAGAAATTTGTAATTGAAGTCTTAATTCCTGTAATTGGCGTACCACCATTCTCATTTTCTCCACCATTTGAAAAGAGATAAAATTGTTCTTTGCCAGTAGTCCAGTTAAGAATAATTTCAATGTCCACGTCATCTTCTGTGGTTTGAAAATGAATTGGATGTTTATGAATACGATTTTTTACTTTCTTATCTGCAAAATCCATAAGTCCATTTTTGCTTAAAAATTTTCTCTGCTCTTTTGTTTCCGCATTTGTGACAATGAATTCTACATTTTTATTAAAATAAGAATACTCTTCTATTATATTACAAATTTCATTAAAATCAAATTTTATCGGCTCGGCGCTGAATACGCTTTGACTTGGTTTATATTCAATATAAGTTCCATAAGCACATCCTGGTGCCAAAGGTTTCTTTTGACATTTATCCCACTTAGGAATGCCTTCATAAAACTCCATATACCATTCAGCGTTATCTCGATAACTTGATATTTTAAACCAGTCAGAAGAACAACACGTTGCGGCACTGCCTGTTCCATTAAGTCCTCGCGACTTGCCGCCGTATGCGTTATCATCAAATTTTGCGCCCGAGTGATTCTCAGTTAAAAGATTTATCATTACTTCATCTGAAAAATCATTTGGTCCATGTGGCATTCCACGACCATAGTCTCGGCAACTTGCCCAATCTGTTCCTATTGTAATTTCTATTTTTGTTGCAGTTGGACAAACAAGTGCCTCATCCGTTGCATTATTTACTAATTCAAGAAGCCCCGCAATGACACCGGTATGGTCTGCGGAGCCGAGATAAATACCTATCCTTTTCCTCACACCCTCTCTGAAGGTGAGTTGTTCTATTGATTTGGCATTATAATCCATAAAATCTATAGTGCCTCCTGTATTATATTTATATTTTCAATTTGAGCTTTACAATGAATTGAAATTTCACACTGCATATTTTTTTCTTCTTCATGAATTTCAATTCCTTCAAAAGCTATTTCTAAATTAGTTGGTAACCAGATGGATAATGTTTCACCATCTGTACCAACTATTTCTATTGACTGCACATCTTTATTGCTTTGAATTATCTTCATTAATTTGTGTCCTCACATTAATTGGTGTGACGTCTTCTGGGTTGACGTTTGGTGGCACATATTTATGTGCAGGGCGCCAGCGCCATCCATCTTTCCATACAAGGAAATAGGTTTGCTGAAGCGCATCGTAGTAGTCAACCGCAAGAATTGTTTCGACTTCTCCCGTATCAATCCTCTTCGCTTTGAACATTTTTAAACCACTCTTCAAATTCTCTTTGACATTTATCACACATATCCGTACTCCACTTAATTCCATCTATACTAAACTGATGGAAAAATATGTATTTAGGATAATTGTTCTTGCTAAAAATTGTTCCGCATCTATCACATTTAAATACTTGACTCATATTATGCCTTTCTTATAATTTCAAAATCATCGAAATCTGGTACTACAGCTAACCCACCCCATGAACCGTGAAGTTGACCAAAATCATCAATAAAATGAATAACTCCTTCCTTACCCGTATACTGTGGCTCATCTTTCATATAGTTAATTCTAATTGTATCTCCCACTTCTGGCATTAGTCTATCTCCTTAAATTCAACTCGTTCGCTTAGTTTACCTGCACACTTGTCACAAAATGGACTTATCCAACCTTGAGAAATTTTAGTGGCTGGGCGCCCACAACATATACATGTGCGATAGGAAAGCTCTTCATACTTGTCAATTATATCTTGAAGTTCACGATAAATTGATGACGGCGCGCCCTCATCATACCAACGAAGACCGCCAAATTTTTCTTTTATTTGTGCAACACGATATTCATTGAGATAGTTTCCTTTAATTAAAACTTTTCTAATTTCTTCGCACATTTGTTTTCCAAAGGCACGCTTCCAACCACTTGGCATGTCGTTAAGATAAGTATATGGATATTCTATTGGCTTATCGGTTTTCCAATTTCGTATAATGAGAAAAGGATAGCGTTTACAAATACGTTTATATTTCATTTTTATTTGTTTCTTTTTAATACGTTTGTTCATAGAAACCACCATTTCTTTTCTTTTGTAAGTTTTAACTGCTCTTCAAGAAATTCTGCTTCTTTTTCCATCTCATCGAGCAACTTATTAAAATACTCTTCAGTGAAACTCCAAGTTATAACTTCTCCTGTTGATTTAGAGATAAGCTCAATATCATACATCGGCACATTAATTGAAGTTCTCCAAAATTCTATTTTCCCTACATCGTAAAAATCTGTTAAATTAATTCTCATATAAACTCCTTTCTACTCTATATTATAATTATATCAGATTTTAATAAAAAATGCAAATTTGGAGATTATCTATTCAATAATACTACTTATGTATAGAAAAATCGAAGTAAATTGGAGGTAATTTATGACAGTTGATAAGATTATGGAATATGTTTCCTCTAATCCAAGGTCAGTTAATAAGACAGTTATTAGAGGAATGTTGGAACAACTTGTAAATGACGTAGAAGGCGCCAGCGCCGTAGACGTACCGGAAGTTCCACAGATAGATATTGATGAGATTGTTATTAAGAAGAATGGGGTGTTTAGAGCGCCGGAAGGAAAGGCTTATAACAAGGTTATTGTTAATGTAAAAGAAGATAAATAAAAAAGACGGGTTTAAACCCGTCTTTTCTTTTTATTCCTCTCCACCTTCTTTATTTGGATTCTCTTCAGTTGGAGTTTCTTCTTCAGAATTAAGCTCTTCCTTAATATACTTCACATCAGCTCTTGTCAGAATACCTGCAGCAACCGCATAATCCCAATTAATAGTCTCTGCTCCACTTTCTTTATCCTCTTCGGTTGAAGTTTCCGCACTCATAAACTCTTTAAAAATCTGTGGATTTTCAATTCTCATACCAATTACATTTTTAAGAGCCTCAGTGTCCATAGCAGTATACTTATCAATTCGACCCTTACTTTGTGTACTAATATCCATTAGTCTACCTCCTTATAAATCAATCTATTTATAAGTAGAATTTCTTTGCAATCACTCTATTCCCAACTAACCATTTTCGTTCTCTTCTTTTTCTTTGGTGGCATTTTTGCCCAAAGTAAGCAATCTCTTGCTCTTGTCGCGGCCACATAGCACAGGCGCGCTTCTTCGTCATTATAGGCTCTTATATTATATGAAAGAACACACTTGTTCTCCAACCCCTTCGCGCTGTGTACAGTTAGAATTTTAACTGTATCTTCTTTCATTTTTTCTTCTATCTGTGAATTGGTTAATTCTGCTTGCTTAAATGTGTCCGTTGGTACATCAAGTCCTGCAAATAACTGTGTAAATAAATCTATGTCTGCGTTTGTTCTACAAAGTACAAACCAGTCTCCCCATTTTGTATGTAATCTTTCCTTTGTACGTACTAATGAGTGTGCTGCTTCTGAAGGAGTTAAATTGCCTTCGATAACCGAATACAGCGCGCGGCTGCTTCGTTCAGGAATTGAGTCATCTTCATAATCTGGACCAAGTCGATAGAGGAATTTCTTTGCAAAATGAAGTATGTCTGGGAGATTACGATAGTTTTGTCTCATTCGATAGACAGTGACTCCAGGTTCGTACATTTTATTAATGAGGTATTGTGGGTCTGCACCGGACCAACCGTAGATTGATTGACGGTAATCGAAGAAATACATATAGTTATCTGGATTAAGAAGCTCAAAGAATTTAAATTGTGCTTCTGTTGAGTCCTGTCCCTCATCAAGTATTAAATGTGAAATATGTTTAATGCAATTTTTATTTTCTTCAATACGAGGAAACAGGTCGTCAAAACGCTCTTGGTCAAGTAAATCTCTTGTGTCGATGGCGCCGCCGCGAAGTAAATAATTACAATAGGAGTGGACGGTGCCGATGAACAGACCGTTTGGATAACCAAGTCGCTCATACATTACTGAAGCTGCATTGTTCGTAAAAGTAATTGCTACAATTTCTGATGGGTCAACCCCATTATCAAGCAAATATTTAAGTCGACCGATTAGAGTTTGTGTTTTTCCGCTTGCTGCAGCGCTACAAACCAGTACATGTGGTTTGTCCGTAGTAATAATTTGTTTCTGAATTTCATTATAATTTTCCATTTTACTCTCCTCCCCGAACAGTTCGAACGGGTCATTTGATTTATTTATTCTTATCTCCTGTGACGGAGTTAAGTCCATAGGTTTTTGAATCGTAGAAGTCAATATAGTACGATTCACGCTCTCTTAATTTATCTTTAGGTACAACTTCTAAAAGTTCAAAAGTGAAATTTTCGCATCCGTCAGAAGCCATAACTCGATGAAGTTGTGAAGAAGCTAAAGTCCCAACTCCTAAAGCAGACTTAACGTGTTCTTGCCAGCGCTTATCAACTGAAGTAGTTTGACCTATATATATTTCATTAGTTTTAAGTCGAGTTATTTTGTAGACACCACTTACATCACCGTTTGGTAATAGACGTTTACGAAGTTCTGCTAAAGGCTTTTGGTAATAACCAGTCCAAATGACTTTATTAATTGCTTCCGGATGTCGAAGGCGCGGAGCCACACTTCGTAAGATTTCTACATCATCTTTATCATTTGGGTCAAGTTGAATTCGGTAAAAGTCTTGTTGTTCTTCGACCTCGCGCTGTCTGCGTATTTCCTCATTTATGGCAGCGCGCTTTGTACGTTCTTCTTCTAATTCATTCTGAACTTTATTTATTTGTTCTTCAAGATTATTAATATAAAATTGCTTTTGTTCAAGTTGAGAATTAGCTTCATCAATTTTAAGCTTTCTATATTGTACAATGCTCGCATCTATAAGTAAACGCTTACGTTTTTCGTATTCAGCGCCCGCGCTATCAATTTCATTAATCTTTCCTTTTCGGTAAGTTTCTAAATCTTGATTAACTTCTTCGTAACGCTTTTCTTTTTCTTTTAAAGTTGACTCTAAATTGTGAAGTTTAAGTTCAACCTCGCGCCCTTTGTGTTCATATTCTTGTTCTATTGCTTTTCTTAATAAATCAATTTCTTTTTTGCGATGAGTTAATTCATCTTCTAAAAATTTTTCTTGTCTGTCCCACTCTTCTTTGAAGTAGTCTTTTAATTCATCCTTTCTTGCTACTTCTATTTTCTTCTTTTCAAACTCTGTTTGTTCTAATTTTTTACCGCGCTTATTTAACGTAATTCCTAATATGATAATTAAAATAATACAACAAAGAAGAAGGATTAATAGTGTATTTTCCATTATTAATTCCTCCATTACTTTATAGTATAATTATATCATATTTAAAATTAATACGTCAAATTATATAAATATATATAATAAGGTTTTTTGCTTTGTTTTTTGCTTTGTTTTTTGCTTTGTTTTTTGCTTCGCCCAATTATAGTATCTCAAAAATTCGCCTTCATGTCAAATTTTCTCTTGTCGTGGTCGTTTTTCCAACGGTCATGAGCACGGAATTTCTCAGTGAAAATTTGGTCTGCTGATGTGAGGTTGTCGAGTTCCCAATAGGGGATAATGTAGATTGGAATTCTGTTGGCGAGACAATAACTGATTTTTCTGCGGTCGCGTTCTTGTGCTGCTATGAATTCGGCGCGGGTGCGATGGAATTTGCGAACTTGTTTGTAATGTTGCATGCCCTGAACTTCTAAAATACAAGGGGTCGGCCGGCCGCCAACGACGTAGAAATCAAAGCGATAAAGCCCATGTTTCAAGTCTTTAAATCTCTTTTCTCTTTCAAACTTATAACCGCCTTTCTTTAAAAGCCGAATAATTTTTTCTTCACCTTTACTCATATCTCTACCTCCGTCTTATAAAAGTGGAGAAAAGATAGATAATCTCTACTTCTTAAAAGAAGAGACGGATTATGTCCATAAAGGGAGGAAACAAGGAATGTCTATATTTGAAATTGCCACATTAGCTCAAGATGGGTTAATTGGTTTAGTAATAGTTCTTTTGGGATTAATTAAAATTCCAAAGATTGACGTAAATTTATGGACAGCGTTAGCACGTGTAGTTGGGCGCGCCATGAATGGGGAGATTATTGATAGAGTTAATAAAATTGACCAAGAATTAAATCAACATATTAAAAATACTGAAGAAGAGCGTATACGCCAAGCGCGTCAGCGTATTCTTCGTTTTAGTGATGAGATTCTTTTTGAAAAAGGTCACTCAAAAGAACATTATGATGAGATTCTTGAGGATATTGATAAGTATGAATTCTATTGTGCTAACCATCCGGATTTTAAAAATAATAAGGCTGTGATGGCAATTGAGACAATTAAAGATGCTTATCAAGATTGTATAGAAAATCATGATTTTTTAGTGTATAAAAAGGATAGAAAATAACTTATAGGAGGCGGAGATGCTTTACATTGATGAGGAGCAAAATATCACGCTAACAAGAGGCGATACGGCGATGTTTGTTATTGCTCTTGAGGACATTGATGGCGAACCATATACTCCTCAAGACGGAGATAGACTTCGCTTTGCCTTAGGTAAGAATTGGGGTAGAGATACCATTTTAGTTAAAGAAATTCCATTAGATACTTGCTTATTAGAAATTGAACCTTCGGATACTAAGGAGCTTGCGTTTAGGACTTATAAATATGACGTTGAATTCACCGATGCAAGTGGACACGTGTCTACTATTATACTAGGTGACTTTACCGTGGATAAAGAGGTATGTTGATGGGTAAGGAAGTATTAGAATCAACATATTTGAGGGCGACAATTAGTGGCCCAACGAAAATTAAAGGAAAAATTCAAGCAGCACGTACAGTAGATGCGGCAATTGGTATACCGAGAATTGTTGAAGGCGGTTCTTATATAGCAGGTAATGGAATTGTAATTGAGGATAAGGTAATTTCACTTGATGAATTAGTTTTAGATTGTGGCACCAGTACCACAAATATATAGGAGGTGTGGTATGAGTGCAATAGTTAATACAAGAATTCAATTGAAGAGAGATACAACCCAACATTGGAATGAAGCATTGGGTTTTATTCCTTTAGAGGGTGAACTTATAGTTTATAACGACTATAAGACAATTGAAAAAGAAATTGATGGAGAAGTTAAGCAAGTACAAATACCTGGATTGAAAATTGGGGATGGCATGGCTTATGTACAAGACCTTCCATTTGTCAATGAAGATTTGAGAGATAAGATTATGGAGCATATCGACAATCCAGACATTCATGTAAGTGTTGCTGATAGACTTTTTTGGAATAATAAGTTGAATGTAAATGACGCGGCGGAACTTGTTGATGGCGCGTTAGTATTAAATAGAAATTAAAGGAGAGGTACAAAATGGCTTATACAGATGTAAATACTCCGGTCATTGAAAAGATAACTTTGCCTAGTGGTAATAGTTATTGGATTGCTGACCGAGAGATTAGAGATGTTGTTGAAACTTTAAGTCAAACCATTGCAGGTGGTGTATCTTACAACGTAGGTTGGGATGGCACTTCTGAGCCAGTACTTACTCAAATACCTGCCGGAGTTACGGTTACTTATGATGGACAGACCTATACTGGTACATTAGCTGCAGATAGTGCAACTCCTGGCGCGTTCTATTTGATTAAGTCTGGAACACAGGTTGATGGAAATGATATTTATGATGAGTATGTACCAGTTGGTGAGTCTGGAAGTAAGACTTGGGAAAAAATTGGCGATACTCAGGTAGCTTTAAGTAACGTGGTTACTGATGTTGCACTGACAAAGCAAACAGATACAGTAATTGGTACTGATTCAACTTTTACAGTTACTCAACCAACAGTTGCATTAGCTACTGATACAACTAGTGGTACTGGTAAAGTTCAAGTTGTAACTGGAATTACAAGCGCGGCAGCTAGTGGTGATACAGTTACTGCAGTAACTGGTTTAGGTACACCTACAACGGATACATTTTTAAAGGGTGTCAAAGTTACAGCTCAGCCATCAGTTACTTTAACCGCTAATACTGCTACAGCTACTGGTAGAATTACTTATGTAGAAAGCCAAGGCGCTGCACAGACAACTAAGGTTTCTGCAACTGCTTCTGGCGGTGCAGTAAGTGCAAGTGGCGATTCAGTTACAGCAATTACTGGTTTAGGCACACCTAGTACACAAAGTGCGGTTAAGTCAGTTACACCCACTACAAAGAAACTTGCGACTACCACAGTTACGGGAGTTAGCGGAAGTACAACTCCAAGTGTGGTACAAGGAAGAACTTCACAGACTACAGCAACAGGTGGCGCGACCGCAAGTACAACAAATACAGATTGGCTCAAGGGAGTTAGCGTTACAAATAAAGTATTGACATTCGGTGCGGCTACACCAGCTACACAAACTACTTATTCGGCTAATGCGCCAGCGCAAATTACAGTTCCTACTGCTGCAGCTAGTGCGACTACGGTTGCGACAGGTGCAACTACTACAACTGGTAGTGGTGCAGATATTGTTACTGACGTAAGTGTTGGAGATACCTTTAATGCTGTTACTGGATATGCTAGTCCAAGTACTGATACTGTTCTTGGTACAGCTAGTACGTTTACTGTTACTAATCCAACAGTTACATTGGCTAGTGGAACAACTGGTGATATTACAGTTGCTACTGGTATTGGTGCAGCTACTACGAAGTATATGAGTGCGAGCGCAAGTGGTACTGCAGTTGGTGCAGACGGAAGTGCTAAAGCTATTACTGGAATTACACCGACTACAGATACAGTTCTTGGCAGTGGTAGTACGATTACTGTTACTCCGACTACTACAAATATTAAGGCTACTGCAACAGGTGGTAATGTGGCTTGGAATAATAAGGATAGTGTAACTGTATTGAAAAATACAACTGATGTTGCTTTGACTAAAGGTGGAAGCGGTGCTGCGATAGTTGGAGATGCGATAGCTGGTTAAGGAGAAAGGAAATGAGTTACGAACAACAAAATTGGGTTACTGGGAATAGGATTACTGCGGAAAAGCTGAACCACATGGAAGACGGTATAGCTTCCGCAGGTAGTGGGGGTACTGAGTCTTTAGTTGTACTTCACATAGAAGATAGACGCACCGTTGAAACCGTGGATGAAGTGGCAACGACTATGCAATCAGATGCTGCGGTTATGTTTGTAGCCAGTTTCAGCGACGCCATATCAACTCACAAAAGTTATGCATTTGCAACAAATTACATCAATGATGAACCACAAGTCATAGAACTTACATTGCTCGATGGGACTACATCGCGGTTTACAGCTGAGCCAGACGGACATTTTTATCTTAGCGAGGGCTAACACCCATAATTCATAGCCAACTATGGAAGTATTACATTTTAAAACACAGAAAGAAAGGCTCGACTATAACCGAACCAATTAAAATAAAAATAAATCAAACCTCATAAGTTGTACGTATTCAGCGCGCGGCCGCCTCTGCTCAGACATGGGCGGCCGTTTATGTACGTACATGGACGGACCGGCGCTGTATAAGTATAACGAATACGTACAAGGAGTGAAAAGGATATGGCAGATATAAGTCAAATTAAGTTACCGAACGGGGATACGTTCGATTTGGTAGATGAGAAGAGTGGATTTATTACTGGAATTTCTTCCAACGATGTAACTACTGCATTAGGATATACACCATATAATGGAACTACTAATCCAAATGGGTATTTGACTCTCTCAACTTTACCAATATATGATGGGACGGTGGAATAAATGAGTACGACAGTAACATATAAAGGTAGTACTCTTACTACCGTAAATAATCAAACTCGCACATTGAAAACTGCGGGTAAATATATGGAAGGAGACGTTATTTTAGTGGATTCTTCTTTAGATACCTCTGATGCTACAGCGACCAATGCAGATATAATTAGTGGAGAAACTGCCTATGTAAATGGTAGTAAGGTAACGGGCAATTTAGTAGTTCAAACTTATTATACAGGTAGTTCCGCGCCAGCCTCTTCACTAGGTCAAAATGGAGATATCTACTTACAAGAATAGGAGGTAACATATGTCAAAAATTATCAATGTTCAAGACACTTATACCTCCAATATAGTAAGTTTCGATGAGGCTAATTCAAATTATTATTCTGAAGTTAGTGGCTATCCTGCTGAAAATGGTATCGGCGATGGAACTGGTACATATGCGGGTTTTGTGCTTGCAACAGGTTCTAGTGCAGTTACAAACGTATATTATAATTTCGATTGTAGTGGTATACCAGAGGGCGCGACTATTAATTCAGTAGAATGTCGTGCAAGGGCTGCAAGGTCTTCAACTAATACAAGATATATTGCTAGTGCGTATTTACAACTTTGTACTGGTACGACTACTAAAGGGTCACAAACGAGTGTTGCTACAACAACTGCTACATATTTCGATTTAACCCCTGGCACATGGACGCGTTCAGAATTACAAAATGCAAAAATTCGTTTTAGAGCTACTAGAGGAACAAGCAGTACCTCTTCTACATCTTATTCTATAAGATTTTTTGGTGCAGTTTTAACAGTAGAATATACATTTCAAGGAACAGCATATATCGTTGCTATTACAAGTAATTTGTCAGAAATAGAAGTTGAGCCATCTACACAAGATATAATTGCTGGTAATTCTGCTACAGTAACAATCCATGCTAATAGTCTTGAAGATATTAAAGTAACTGATAATGATGTTGATATAACTAATCAATTAGTTAGAAAACAGGTAGATACTGGTGGAACCACTGAACAAGCGCCAGCATCTTATACGACTTCTGGTTCTATTAGTGGTACTCGTTATACATCTGCAATAGGACATACGGTAGATAATCCTTCAACTCAAACTGGTAACGACTATTGTAGTTCTAGTGGTTCAACAGCTACTATTTATTACCATTTTGATTTTACTGAAATACCAGAAAATGCGACGATTAGTTCAATGGATGTACAAGTTAGAGGACACTTAGAAAATAGTTCTCAATCTAACGAAGTTGCAAGATTAAATACATATCATGGTACTACTGCTAAAGGTACACGGACAGAATTTACTTCCTCTTCGGCTCACACAGTAACTATTAGTCCGGGTACTTGGACAACAGCTGAGTTACGTGAGGATGCAAGGGTTGGATTTACAATTGGTTACTATGGTGGACTTGTTCTTGGTATTACTTGGTCAGTAACATATACTGTGCCATCATCTGGTGATTTATATTATTATGAATATACATTATCAAATGTATCTGATGACCATGTAATTATAGTTGATACTGCAGGACCTTACATTCCGCCAGAAGAAGACCCTGAGTATACTTACTATCCAATTACAATTTCTTCAATTAATGCAAGCACCAGTCCAGGCAGTGGAACAACTCGTGTTCAAGAAGGAACAACACAGGTAATTACAATTTCACCTACTGACCCACAACTTACGTTAGCTTTAGATAATGGAGTTGATATAACAAGCCAATTAGTCGGCGGCGCGCCAACGAATACATATACAATTACTACTCAAGTTAGTGGCGCAGATTATGGATTTTATTTAAATAGTTCAACAGGTTATTACGTTTCTTCTAATGATGGCGTTAATAAATCTGCATCAGTCGGACGTATTAATATGGATTTTGAAAGTGACTGTTTAGTTACAATTCAATATATCAATTATGCCGAAGAAGATTATGACTATGGTATGTTTGGTAAGTTAGATACCGAAGTTGCAACTGATGGATTAACTGCTTCATCTGGCGGTTCTTCTCCTTCAGACTCAACAAGCAATTATCAAATTGCAAAATGTTCTAATAGCCAAAATGCACAAACAGTAACTTATCAAGTTCCATCTGGCACTCACTTTATTGACGTAAAGTATGGTAAGGATGACGCTTCTAATTCTGGAAACGATAATCTTCAATGGAAGGTTTCAAGCATAGAAGCTACTAGTGCAGGTGGAGATTATACATATACGTTAACAAACGTCAACCAAAATCACAGTTTAATTTTCATTTTTGGTAATGTAAGTTATTACTTTATAACTTCGAGTGGAAATAATTCTCGTCTTTATCCAGATGGACAAGTTGTAAAGCTCGAAGGTGATTCTTACATGTTAAGAATTGTACCGGACGATGCAAATGCAACAGTTACATTACGAGATAATAATGTAGACAGAACTTCATTGCTTGAATATGAGAGTGGTACTGACAAATCTGGTAATCCAGTATCAAACTACATTTATAATCTTACAAATATAACCGCAGCGCACACAATTACTGTTGTATGCACAAGCGCGGCCAGTCATAAAATTTATATAAAAGTAAATGGTCAATGGCAAGAATTTAGTAAAATATATGTAAAAACAAATGGTGCATGGGTCGAACAAAACAATGCAGATTGGAATTCAGTTTTTGATGTTAGACAAAACTATATTCATAGAACGTAAACTGAATAAGTGAAGATAACGACAAAGAAAACCACTTAATTTAAGAGATTAAGTGGTTTTTTATTGACCAAAAGGAGAATTAAAATGGAGATAAAAGGAGATTTCTTAGGTTTCTCTTTTGGTGGAGTTCGTTCTGAAGAGCTTGGATTCGTTCGTGTTAGTGGCGGCGACCGCTATGATGAAGACTTACACTCAGAAGTAAAAGATGTGACTACTGAAGTTCCAGGTATGGATGGAGAATATTACTTTGGAAGTACTTATGGAACTAAAACAATTGATATAGACATAGCCTTTGATTCTATGACGGAAGAACAATTTCGTCGCATGAGAAAGGTTTTTGGGACAAAGAGAATTCAATCATTGGTGTTTGATGAGCGTCCTTATAAAAAATATTTGGCAAAAATTGAAAGCCCAATTCAACTATCTTATATTTGTTTTGACCAGCCAAAAGCTGCTTGGGAGAAAATACAAGAGCATCGTGAAGAAGGTTCAGAATCTATTACGTATGTTAAAACATTTGATTTTAACGGAGAGACAAATAGAGATTTTGAACGTAAAGTTTACGATGGTACGACTGAGCGCATTTATAAAGGAGAAGGAAAGATTAGTTTTATATGTACTTTTCCTTTTGCAAAGTCGAATTTTAAAGTTCTTCCAGAGTCAGGAAACGAGTTTTATGAAGGTAGAGAAAGTTGGGCCGTTTCTAGTGGAATTTTATCTGCAGAGACTCGCACAAATGAACAAATAGACGTATACAGCGCCGGCGCCATCAACGTATACAACGCAGGTGATATACCTACGGGATTTAGGTTATATGTACCGGCAAGTGCAATGGAAAGTGAGATTACTTTATCTTATGAAGGCGCGCAGTTAAAGTTAAAATCAATGGAAGTTAAAGGTAGTGATGTTGGCGTCATAATTGATACCAATACGGGATTAATAAATGGAATTGCCTCTTTTTCAATAGACCAAGAAGGCAACCCTATTTATACAACCTCCGGCAATCTTTATAACGAATATGTTGATAGTGGTTACTTTTTTAAACTTCAACCTAATGATTACAATCTCCCTTCAACCTTACAAATAACTGGAGGCGATGGCTTCCAAATCTTCTACGATTATTTATACTTCTAGGAGGCACAAATGGGTGAGCTATTAATAAAGCCATATGAAATTTCCGTTTGGGAAGATAAACTCACCCAAGACGGATTTATAGAAAATAAACTGGCCATTATTGGTTCAGATACAATGAGCGGTCCGAACAAAGTATATGACCCAGTTTTTAATAAAAAAGCTAATGGAGAAAAAACACTTACTTTCTCTTTAAAATATAAATATTTTGACCCTTATAGTGGAAATGAAGAAGTTATAAATCCATTTGCGGCTTTGCTTACGAATGAGCGTAAAGTCAAGTTGAAATATGATGGTAAATGGTATGAATTTATTGTTAAAGACCATACGGAGACAGATAAAGAGTATGCTTGGTCTTATACTTGTACTGACGCATTTGTATTAGAGCTTTCAAAGAATGGATATAATATTACGTTTGATTCTGAATTAAATAATAATCAAGGTACGGCGCGCGAGTTAGCAAAAGAAACTTTAAAGAATACAGATTGGCAAATTGGTACTACTAATGTTGGTAGACAAATGGTGGCTGAGCCGATTTATAAAGGTACAATTGCTAATGCTTTTGTTGCTTTAAATACAGATACAAATTTACTTGAATCATGTAGTGGTGAAGTATATGTATTTTATAGTTATGTAAAAAATAAGAGTGGTAAATTTGTACAATTTATTAAGCAAGCTGATACATATACGATTGATGATAAGAATGTAATTACTGCTACGAATTATCGTATTATAAGAGATAATATTACAGTTACTAATACTGAAATTAAGTCTGGTGATATTACTCTTATTACTCTTAATGGTATTGAAAATAAGTATCAGGCAAATAGATTAGTTTATGGACAGCGCACAACTTACGACCCAGTAATGCAGCGCACCGTAGATTTATTTAAAGCAGATGATAGAGAAATTTATAGATATACCGACTATACTTATACGACTTCAGATGTAGTAACTAATTTAATTACTAATGGAGATAATTTTAATTTACTTGAAGACGGTACATTACAAGGTTGGAATCCGTATGTAGATTTTACTCCATTAGATGAGAATGATAAAATTGATAAGTTAGAATTAGTTACTCGACCAGAGCTTGGTACGGGTAAAGAGTTGGCGGATTTAGCTTTACTTTCTCAAATTGAAGGTTTTTTAAAGGCTTCTTTTAAAGGAGCATTAACTTCCGATTATAAAAATGCTATTTTTAATAGCGGTATTGAAAACAATAGTTCAACAATAGAGTCAATTTCTAAAGGTCAGAAGTTTGTATTTAGATGGCGCGCGGGCCATGGAGAGTTGGATACGTTAGAGCCTGAACAGAATTTAGGTTTAATTGTTGCTAAATATACACAAGATGACCCAAATCCATATAGATATTATTATAAGCATATAGACCCTAATAATATCATAATGAGGTTTGAAGGTACTCCAACAGAATTGAACAATTATATACGTAACGGCGCGCTAATAACGGGTGAAGACGGAAAGCAAACCTATGTAATTGATAGAGTGGCGCAAACCCCATCAACAAAATATATATATGTAAATAATAATGATAATCAAGAATATGTATGGAATGGACAAAGTGGTGAATTTGAATTAAAATCAAATACCAATTATCTTCCATATTATTACTTAACTACTACGGCAGAAAAGGCGATTAAAAATAGTGACCTTACAGACCCAACTCAAAAATTTGGTATATTTATATATACTAATAGCGGCACTTCACCTGTATATATACAAGATATTCAACTAACTCGCCTAATTAAAGACGCAAAGGGTAAACCAATTTTAATTGGTAATGTACCTACTGCCACTTCAAATTCAGCAGAGTACTATTATGTTAAACCTTCGGATGGCACGGCCGCTGAAGACGTAGAAACATATACATCGCTTGATGAATTGGCAGATGAGTTAGAAATAGACGTTCAAACAATTCAGCCAGTTTACAATGCGAATTCAGAAAAGATATTATCAATTAGTGCTTCTCAATCGAATTGTTTCAATATACTTCAAACAATTGCTGAAACGTTTGAATGCTGGGTTGATTTAGTTGTTGGCCATGATGACCGTGGTTATATTACATATACTGATGGCAAGCCTAATAAGTTTGTATATTTAAATGAATATGCAGGTAAAGATAATTGGGCTGGTTTTAAATATGCTGTTAATTTAGAATCAATTGAAAGAAATATAAATTCTGATGAAATTGTAACTAAATTAATTGTAGACTCTTCACAATCTGAATATGTGGATGAAGGCTATGTATCTATTACAAGCGCGCCTTCTAACCAGAGTGGAGAATCTTATATAGTTAATTTTGATTATTACTATAATCAAGGTTTACTTGATAGGGAAACAGTTGAAGCTGATAGATTAGAATTTATTAAAAAAGTTGCAGAAAAGAATCTTCAAATTCAAGAAAAAGAAAAGCAACGTAGAGATTTAGAGGCTGCGATTACTAGTTTAGGCAGTAATCGAAATGTATTTACTGAATTAATCGAAACCGCGCGTGATACTCAAACAAGGGCGTTGGCAGAATTTGAGGCTTTAACTGGTCAGTCTTATGAAGAATATAGGCAGGAACACACTACTCTTGAAGAAGATGACCAATTAACAGAAGAAGAAACAGTTTATGATTTACTTGGTGAATTATATACAAGCTCTGCAACGATTAATAATTATTCTGGTATCTTAACTAACGTAGACCAAGAGTATTGGGAAAAGAGAAAACAATTACGCGGTAGTGAGAACTATAATATTAAAATTTGGGTTGATAAAGATGAAAATTTAGTTCGTCATATATTTGTTGAACTTAATGATTATTTGCCAGGTTTTAGTTTTGAAATTGGTGGCTCTACTTATACCTCTACAGTTAGTAAAAAATATTGGGATTTAGAAAAAGACGATACTGAAATTACGTTTACTGCGCCGGAGGGTTACACGATTGAAACGGCGCAATATACGATTAATGATAATAAAGTTGCAAAGTTTAAAATTACTTCTAATGTGACGATTGAAGGTGTTGAAGATGAGATTGAAGACCTTCAAGAGCAAAAGGAAGAAATAGTAAAAGAATTTAATAATAAATATAGTCGTTTCATTCAAGAAGGTACTTGGAATTCAACAGATTATATAGATTCCGAGTTATACTATCTCGATGCATTACAAGTTAGTGGTACTTCCGCTTTCCCTGCAGTTTCTTATACTATTAATGTAGTTGAAATAAGTCAGTTAGAAGGCTATGAAAACTATCTGTTCGATGCAGGCGATAAGACTTATGTAGAAGATACAGAATTTTTTGGTTGGGCGAATAAGAATGGAGTATTGACTCCGGCGCGCGAAGAAGTAATTGTATCTGAAGTCGAATGGCATTTAGATGCGCCAGACCAGAACGTAATTACAGTTCAAAATTATAAGACAAGATTTGAGGACTTCTTCCAACGAGTTAATGCGGCAGTTCAAACTGTACAATACAATGAAGCAACCTATGCGAAAATTAGTTCGTTAATGGATGCCAATGGAACAATTAATCAAGATGTACTTGTTCAATCACTTAATCAAATTGCTGGAAAGAATTATAATCTGACAAGCGATGGCTCTGTATTGATTCAAGGCGACCATATACTTGTACGGAATTTGAATAATGCGGCAAATCGTGTTATAATTAATAGTGAAGGAATTAGAATTTCTTCTGATGGTGGCCAGACATGGGCTACTGCTATTGATGGTCGTGGTATTAACATAGGTACTGTATATACTGGAAAGTTAAATACAGATGCTGTAGTTATTGGAAGTGAACAAAATCCAAGCTTCCGTTGGGATAAATCGGGAATTAGTGCATATAAGTCTGGACAAGATGGAGTTTATGATTTACAGACTTATGTACGTTATGACGAATATGGACTTTATGGAATTAAGGATAATGGGACTTTTAAGGCTCAATCACTTGAGGATGTAAAGGATAAGGCCCATTTTGCTGTTACTTGGGACGGATTTTTTATTAAGAATTCGTATGAAGGTGGCGGCCAAGTTAGTATTACTTCTGATAATGACTTTCAAGTTTTACAGAGTGGTGGCAATGAGAAGATTAAAATAGGTGCGCTTGAGTGGTTAGATGCAAATGGACAGATAACTACGAATCCGAATGAAGGTGTTGGCGCGCCAAGGCTTTATGGAATTAGGATAAAGAATAATGCCGGTGATACGGTTTTACAAACAGGTGACGATGGTAATTTAGAAATTACTGGTAAAATTACTGCGAACTCTGGTCATATCGGTGGAATGGAAGTAGATAATCAGCGGTTAAAGATGAAGTATAAATCTTTGAA